TCACCTGAATCATTTGAAAAGATTGAATTTACTTGTAAGGTTTCAGAGCTACAAGATTACGGTACAGTAAAATATTATAGATGTGACTATGGTAAGATTAGAATCCCTGAGAATGCTATTTACTATGAATCTGATAATTAAAAAAGGAAGCTAATGGAGAAATTATTAATACAAGAGTGGGGGATTGTTGGAGTATTACTTGCATTATTTTTTGGACAAGTTATGTTTTTACAAAGAACATTAATGAAACAATTAAATGAGACTGATAGTAAAGTAATTGCTCTAATAAATAGATGGAATCGTTCTGATGAAATAGCTTTAAGGCATAGAGAAGATATTGTAAAAGAATTAAATGACGTTACAGATGACTTAAACTTTATTAAAGGAAGGCTAAACGGAAAAGGGTCGTGAAAGTGAACGAATACAGAAATGAAATGATGAGTCTTTTAATAAAAGTTGATACTCGTCAAGAAGAAATGGTTCATAGAATTACTAGAATTGAAAAACATCTTGAAAGAATTAACGGTAAAGTCGCAGGACATGAAGCATCGTTAATTAAAATAAAAACAATAGGAATGATATCAGTATTTATTATTCCCTTAACAATTAATATACTAATGAGGTTATTATGATAGGTAAAATGATTATGGATTATTTATTTAATGAAGAGAACAAAGAAAAGATTGTCTCTGAACTAAATAAGAATATTAATATTCCAATTATTAATGAAAAAACTGAAGCGAAGATTATTGAAGCCATATATGAGGTTTTTGAGAATGTTATGAGTACAGTAATAGGAAAAAAGTGACATTCGCTCAAATCATACCTGAAGTGCTAAAGCGAGAGGGTGGCTATGTAAACGACCCTGATGATATGGGCGGAGAAACTCGCTTTGGTATTTCTAAGCGTTCTTATCCAGATATTAATATAAAAGAGCTTACCATAGAGAAAGCAGTTAATATCTATTTGAAAGACTACTGGATTCCATCTAAAGCAGAGAGACTGCCAGAAGATATTAGAGCAGATTATTTTGACTCTGTAGTAAATCATGGACAAGGTAATGCGGTTAAGATACTGCAACGTGCTGTGAACTCCACAGGAAGCCCAAAATTAGCTATAGACGGCAGGATTGGTAGGAATACGATAAGAGAATCAAAGAGAATAAAAAAGTCACGATTTCAAGCATTTAGAGCTTTATTTTACTCACAGATTATTAATAAGAATCAGTCTCAAGAAAAGTATTGGTATGGTTGGTTTAAGAGAGCAATCAATGAAGAATAATGATTACCCTATTGTATAAGAAGAGTACAATGCTTATATTAAAACAAATTAAACTGAAGGAACAATATGCCGACTTACGCAACAAATAGAGATTTAAAAGACGTATTCCCAGATATTGATTCTTTTGATACTAAAACTACTTTATATGGATGGGTTGTAGATTCAAGTAGTCGTTATAAAGCAGAAAATTCTGGGTTAGTAACTCAATTATTTGCAAATGGTGAAAATCTAGGTAACGCTGAATCTAGCTCTTCCAATGTCTCAGCAAATGGGGAATGGTATTATACAGATGATGTATGCTACTATTATAATAGTGCGGTAAATCCAAATGATATTCTAATGGAATCAGGTGAAGATTGGGGAGATATTCGTACAAGATATCTACTAAACTCTTCTAAATATTTAGATTCTATGTTAGACGGAAAACTACCAAGAGAACAATTCAAAGACCAAGATGGTAATTATGACTATATTATAGTACGCACTACTGCTTTATTAGCTTGTAGTTTTTTAATTCGTGCATCACAACCCACATCTGAAATAGCAGATGCTTTATTTTTAGAAGCTAACACTAACATAGCTTCATTAAACGATGGAAGTACGAAACTATCTTGGCAAACAACTGGTGATGCTTCAATGGGAGTTATCCGAGAAGGTAATGTCTCAGGGAATCTAAGGATTATAGATACAAGAGGAGCTTATAGTGGTATATATGATAGAGTTGGGGTAAAAGTTACTACTGCTGGAGTCATAGGTACTGCAATTTATTCTTATTGGGCTGGAGACTCAGATAGATTAGGCTCAGAAAGAATGAATCAAAGTGAAACTGCATCTCATTCAGATACTATTAATGGAAACTATCAACCTATAGGTAATGGATTGTATATAAGGTTTGCTGGTGATACTGGTGATGCTGCTACAATTAATGACTATTGGGAAATAGAAGTTGTAGGAAAGAATGAAACAGTAGATTTAGGGTATCCACGCTCTGTGAGAGTTACTCGTAAATGATTACCTTTGTAAATATTTGGGATGATAAGATATTAGACCCTATTAGGTCGTTTTTAAATACAGAATTTGCAGGAACAATTCCTATTTATACAGGTGATTTTAAAGATATGGGAAGCCAATCAATTAGATTAAGTCCAGTTGGAAGCGATTCTATTGATAGAATGGCAAGTGCAGAATTAAGAGAATACATTATAGATGTATCATATACATTTAAAGAAAAAAATATTAAGAAAGATACTTGGGAACATATCCTAAGACAAGTATCGAGAATAGAAGCTCTATTCTTTGCTAACATGAATAATACATTTATTGATGGATTATTAGAAGAAGCTCGAATCAATGAAAAGACAGAAGAAGAGGAAGTAATTGAGGGGCTTAATGTTGTTAGATGGGAATGGAGAGGTAAATACTTAGGTAACATAACATAGGAAAGTAAAAAGGATTACTATGAAAGTTAAAATAAAAGATGTAGGCACTTCTCTGCCTAATGCTTGGAAATCTTGTGGGGTTTCTCAAGAAGAATGGGAAGAATTAAAATCAGGGAAAGAAGTAGAATTATCTACAGTCCCAGAATCATTAGAACAATTGGTTGAGATTAAAGTATCTCCATCCAAAGAAAAACAAGGAGATAAATAATGGCTACTGTAGCACACGCATTCTCACCAAAAGAATGGAAAGTAGGAATTGTAACAGATGCAAGCAATGCAGGGGCAACTGGTATTGGAACAACTATGAATCAATTAGATGTAGATTCTATTGGATTCCCTACATTAAATGTAAATCAAAAATTAGATGTACGAAGTGGTGCATCAAGAACTTTTAAAGATGAAGATTTCTTTCAAGATAACGTAATGAGAGCTGTAGAGATATCTTTAACAGGAACACTTCATGCTGATGCTGGTCATAAATTACTGGCACAGAATATATGTAATGATGTAAGCGGAGATATTGCAGTTGCAAGTGGGTTTACTGCTGCTTCTCAAAAGTATGGGGCTACTGTAACAAATGCTGCTTCATCTCTTACGTTAGTCATGCAGCCTTCAGATGTATCAAATCAGCAAGGTCTGGAATTTTTTGGCTGTGTTGTTACTTCATTCTCAATTTCAGCAGAAGCTGCTACAGATGGTGGAGCATATAAATGGTCTGCTACTCTAATGACAGGTAAAAAACCAGACTTAGCTTCTACCGCAGCACCAACTATTACAGCTTATGCTAACACAGATATCCCTAAACTATCTGCTTCTTCTGGACATAAAGTATTTGCTGTGGATGTTGTAATGTCCTCATTCACGACTGCTATAGAAAGTCCAGCAATATTTACTGGAGTTACCACAACTGGGTATGAAGTAGTAAGTAGAGGTGCAGAAATAGCAGTTACAACAGATGCTCAAGTTAAATATGATGGGAATACAAAAGGTTTTATCAATAGTTTTGATACTCAATCAGCAGCTTTATCTGGTAATATGTTTGTTATTACTAATAATGCTTATTTTGGTATAGATATGCAAAACGGTATATTCACCAATGTAGCTTTATCAGAAGGTGATTTAATGATGCTTGATTGCTCAATTAAATCTGTAGATGATGGAACGGATGCTTTAGTAACATTTGATGTGTCAGCTTAATGAAAGACTTCAAATTATCAAAACAATCTGTAAAAATCAAAGAAATGTCAGTAGATGATATTGACTTTTGCAATGATGTACCACAGATGAAATATGAAAATGACAAAGTAGTAAGTATTACTAATCTTTCTCAGGCTAGAACAGCGTGGATTCGCAGAGGAGTTGAAGGTGCAGATGATAAAATTATTAAGTCTCTTTCCGAAGATGATAAAAATAAGCTGTCATTGGCTGTACAGGAATATCAACGCTTGGGGGAGTAGACTCCCTCACTCTAGAATTAAACTTCCTCATAGAAGAAAGATGTGGGGGGTGCAGATTTCATATGTACCCTTACGAGGCTCAAGTACCTGTCTTAATTGATGGGAGTTATCCTATGCAAACCTTTACCTCAGATAAAGATGTATGGGATGTGATAGACCTCGTTGTTGAGGAAACTAAAGAAGCGAATGAAAAGGGTGGTACTTTCAATATTGCTGAGTCAATAATGGCACAACTACCCTTCTTTGCTTGTCAAAACTTATTCCTGACTAAAGAATCCCAGAAAGATATTTCCAGATTTGTGTACTCAAAAGATTTTAGCATATCACCCTATAAAGGTAGTTATGGAGAGCAACCTTTTAAATGGGTAGCAAAATCATTTGCACTAAAGAATATAATAGAAAGACAAAAGTCGAAAGCAGTTAATTATGGCAAAGATTCCTGATATAAAAATTAAATTTTCCGCTAAAGGAGCACCTAATTTAATAAGAGCAATTAAAACCTTAGACCGCTCAACTAAAGCACTTATAAATTCACAAGCTAGGATTGTAGCTAGTAATGCAAGACAAAACCACTCTAATAAAAAGCTTGGGGCAGGGATTCTAGGTTTAAACGGTAAGCAACGCCTTCTTAATAATTCATTTGCTACATTAAGGTCAAAAATGCTACTCGCCTCATTTGCTGCTGGCATTTTTACAGTAACGATTGGTAAATTAGTTAAATCCCAAATAGAGCAAGAAAAAGCAGAGAAAAAGCTTTCACAGGCATTAAAATCTACAGGGCATTCTGCTGGACTTTCCCATAGACAATTATTACTAATGGCATCTGCTCTGCAAACTGTGACCACGCATGGTGATGAGACGATTATTGGGGCACAGGCTTTAATGCTTACTTTTACAAATATTAATAAGGAAGTATTCCCACAAGCTCTTGAGTCTATTCTTAAT